CTGTTGATGGTGCATTATTACAAGAACTAACGAATACCAAGCAACAGTCTAATTTGCCTCGTCAATATAACATGAAGCACGATACACTAATTGGCACTGCGATCTCAGCCAGAGAAACAGTAATGCATAACATCAAGGCTTCTAAATCTATCGTAATTAACTTTTGGATGCCAGCTATCAAGAAATATGAAGATCTGTATCCAGAAGAAACGTTCGGATATCCGTTTGATATCTATCTAGATTATGCCGAACAGGTCGAGGATTATCTACCAGCTTCGACCTATAATAGAATAAAACAAAATGGCGAAGCTACTAAATACTGGATAAAGGATATTCGAGATAATATCCTCGGATAACACGGAGAATACACATGGCAGTTCCTGCTACCAGAGCTCAATTCAAAGAATATTGCCTTCGTAAACTGGGTAAGCCAGTCATCGAAATCAACGTCGACGACGACCAAGTCGAAGATCGTATTGACGAGTCTATTCGTTATTTCTGGGATTATCACTTTGACGGTTCACACAGAACCTACTACAAGCACCTTGTAACTCAACCTGATAAAGACAACAAGTATATTACCATGCCTGAGAACATCATCGGCGCGATTAATATCTTTGACATCGGTGATGCAGTCAATACCAATAATCTATTCAATATTCGTTATCAGATTGCGCTTAATGACTTGTATACTTTAACCAGCCAGTCAATGGTGCCATACTTTATGGCTATGCAACACATTCAGTTCTTAGAAGAATTGCTAGTCGGTAAACAACCAATTCGCTACGAGCGCCATCGCGATCGTTTACATATCGATATGGATTGGGATAAAGTTGATGTCGGTCATTACATTATCGTAGAAGCATATGAAGTCGTCGACCCAGACACATGGACTGACGCTTGGGGCGATCGTTGGCTTCAGAACTACTGCACTGCTAAAATCAAATATCAGTGGGGTTCAAATCTAACCAAGTTTACTGGTTTGAATCTTCCTGGTGGCGTTCAGTTTAATGGTGAGAAAATCTTAGACGACGCAGCTGCTGAAATTGCTAAGATGGAAGAAGAAATGCTGAATAGCTATTCGCTTCCAAATATGGATATGATTGGCTAATGGCCACCAACTTTTTCTTTAACAATTTTCAATCTTCGATGGAGCAAAACCTTATCGAAGATTTAGTTGTGGAATCAATTAAAATCTACGGTATTGATTTGTATTATCTACCGAAACGTGTAGTAGCCAGAGATACTGTGTTCCGCGAAGAAGAACTAGCGACCTACAACACCGCACATCCTATCGAAATGTACATTAAAAACGTCGATGGATTTGAAGGCGAAGGCGACTTTATGTCGAAGTTTGGTCTCGAGATTCGCGATCGAATTACCTTTACTGTTTCGCGTCGTAGTTTTGCTGGCGAAATTCTCACACAAGAATCGAATATGGTACGTCCACTAGAAGGCGACTTAATCTGGTTCCCACTGACTCGAAAAATGTATAAGATTATGTTTGTTGAGCACGAAGCCATATTCTATCAATTAGGTTCACTACAAACATGGGATATGACTTGCGAGTTGTTTGAATTTAACAACGAAACATTTGATACTGGTATTCCAGATATCGACCAAATTTATTCTGAACTAGATGTTGATATTGGAACTGCTTTGTCTACATCTGTGGCTCTAACAGATATTCAAGCGCAAAATGAAGAGTTTGAAACCGATGGTCAGTCAGGTATTCTTGACTTTAGTGAAATGGATCCATTCAGTGAAGGCAACAACTACTAAGGAGAAAGTGTCATTTTCGGTCACGAGTTTTACCACGAACATTTACGCAGATATATCGTTGTATTCGGAACGATGTTCAACAACATCGTTGTTTCAAGAAAAACAACTGCTGGCGTAGTTGATAAACGAATTAAAGTTCCTATTTCATATTCACCACGCGATAAACTATTGGCTCGAATCGAAACAGATCCTTCTCTAAGAAAACCTGACGCTGTTTCTTTGCCACGCATGGGCTTTGAGATGACATCAATGACGTATGCTGGTGAGCGCAAATTAAGCACAATTAAGAAGTTTACTGCACTTGGAACCAATGGAACCAATCGTACAATTATGTACGCGCCAGTTCCATACGATGTAAACTTTCAACTAAGCATCATGGTAAAGAACGCGGAAGATGGTACTCAAATTCTTGAGCAGATCCTTCCATTCTTTACTCCGGAGTGGACTAATACCGTTCAGCTAATAGACGATATGGATATTAAGTTAGATATCCCGCTCGTTTTACTTTCTGTTTCTTCAGACGACACGTACGAGGGAGATTTTGAAACTCGCCGTGCTTTAATCTGGACTTTAGATTTTACGATGAAGTGTTACTTCTTTGGTCCAACAAAGACTAAGAAACTAATTAAGTTGGCAAATGTCAATTTCTTTATCGATGGATTTGACACAGCTATCGGTACTTCAAACACTGCTCTAGAAAAAGTGACAATCCGACCAGGATTAGAGCCAACAGCTAACTTAGCTGGAACGATTTCTTCTTCTGGAAATTTGGTTACAGGTTCCGCAACTTCATTTACCACAACTATGGCAGTTGGTAATTATGTAAAAGCTGCCAATCAATTCAAGCTCGTTACATCGATTGCCAATAATATATCCATGAGAGTTGATTCTGCATTTAACACAAACTTGGTAGCAAACAACTACCAGTCAACCTATAAAGGAACTGGTACAGCTAATTCTTCGTTGAGCATTAGCGAAGAATACATTTTGGTCACCGATGACTGGGATTATATCGTAACGATAGAAGACGTATAAAATATGAACAGTATTATGGATAACTTGACCAAAGCATTAGAAATGAATCCTCTTGTGGTTGAAGAACAAAAAGAAGAACAGCTTCCTGCGGTCGTCGAAGAAACAAACGATGCCGAGCAGGACTTTGAGCTTGCGCGCAAAAATCTACAAGAACTCGCTAAGAAAGGAAACAAGGCTCTTGATGAGTTGATTATGCTTGCTAAGAATAGCGAGCACCCTCGTGCGTACGAAGTGGTTGCCACGCTAATTAAAACACTAGCTGATACCAACAAAGACTTGCTTGAAACACGCAAGAAAAAAATTGATATCGATAAGGCTCGTGGTGTCCAACCCGAAGGCTCGCCTAAAACAGTTAACAATAATCTATTCGTCGGATCAACAGCTGAGTTACAAAAGTTTCTAAAAGAACGCGCCAAGAATCTGGAGTCAGATGAATGAGCGCAGTGATGCAAGAAGAAGATTATGATTTTGAGATTGAACATAATGGTGTAAACGGAAATCCGCTTCTAAAGCCAGTCGGTATGCAAATCGAGTGGCAACCATGGCAAATCGAAGAATACCTAAAGTGTAAAGAAGATCCGATTTATTTCTGTGAGAAATATGTAAAGATTATCTCTCTTGACGAGGGTGTAATCAACTTTAAGATGTTCGACTTTCAGAAGCGGTTTGTTAAGGCTGCTAAAGAAAATCGCTTTACTATTGTTCGTTGCGGTCGCCAGATGGGTAAAACTACCACCGCGACTGGCTTATTGTTACACGAAGGCTTGTTTGCTGACAACCCATCCTATATCGCTATCCTCGCTAACAAAATGGATACGGCTCAGGAAATTCTTGACCGTATTCAAATGGCATACGAAAACCTGCCATTGTGGATGCAACAAGGTGTTGTAGCTTGGAACAAACGAAGCTTCGCACTAGAAAATGGTGCCAAGTTTATCTGTGCGCCTACATCAAGTTCTGCTATTCGTGGTAAGTCTATCTCGGTCCTGTACCTCGACGAATTTGCTCACATTCCGCCACACATTCAGCTAAAGTTCTTCACCGCTACATATCCAGTTATTTCGTCTGGTAAGCAAACCAAGATTATCATTACATCCACACCAAATGGTATGGAACTGTATTACAAGCTGTGGACTGACGCTGTCAAGAAACGTAACAGCTATACAGCGGTTGACGTTCACTGGTCTGAATATCCTGGTCGTGATGAGAAGTGGAAAGAAGAAACAATTAACAATACTTCACCTGAGCAATTCCGTCAGGAATACGAAGTAGAGTTCCTTGGTTCTAGTAATACGCTACTATCGGCTGAGTGCTTGCAACGACTAACCTATGAAGATCCTATTTCTACTCATGGTTCTACTAGAATCTATGCGATGCCAGATCCGGAACACCGTTATGTAATGACGGCTGACGTGGCGCGTGGTGTCGGCGGTGACTACTCTACATTCGTCGTTGTTGATGTTACCGAATTTCCATATAGAGTGGCTGCGGTCTATCGAGATAACAACGTAGAACCACAGATGTTCCCGCACTTTATTAATGAATCCCATAAGTTCTATAACTTTTGTCCCATTTTAGTTGAAACTAACGACATTGGCCAGCAGATAGCCGAAATGTTAATTTCAGATTTTGAGTGCGAGGGTGTACTGAGAATCACTCAAACTGGTCGTAAGGGTCAGGTTCTGGGTGGTGGATTTCACAAACAATCAAGAGTTGGTCTAAAGACAACTCAGCCTACAAAGCGAGTCGGTTGTTTGAACATGAAGGCTTTGATCGAGAACAACAAACTAGTCATTAACGACTACGATTTGTTGAGTGAACTCTCTACTTTTATAAGTAAAGGGACGTCTTACGAAGCCGAGTATGGTAAACATGACGATCTTGTTATGTGTTTGGTATTATTTGCTTGGATGACAAATCAAAATTATTTCAAAGATTTATTAGAAACCGATGTCAGAAAGAACTTAATGGAAGAACGAGAAAAAGAACTGGAAGACGACATGTTACCGTTCTTTGCCGACGATGGAATGAACTTCGAAGACGAAGTCTATGTGTCTGCTTTCGACCGTGAATTATTCTTCTAAAACCGTATTTTACTAAATATATTACAAATATTATTATATTTCTGGCTCTATTTTGAACAAGGAGAAACAAGATGGCATTCCAAGTCAGTCCAGGTATCAATGTAAGAGAAATTGACCTGACCACCGTTGTACCAGCAGTTTCCGCTTCTGTTGGTGCGTTTGCAGGCGTTTTTAGCTTCGGTCCAGCTGAAGAACGCGTGTTAGTCAGTTCTGAAAACTCTCTTGTAAAGATTTTCGGTAAGCCAACCGCAGACAATTTCGAAACATTCTACACTGCAGCTAACTTCTTAGCATACGGCAACGCTCTTTATGTTGTTCGTGCTATCGATACAGCTGCTAGAAACGCACAGGCTAACACAGCTGCTGAAACTACGATTCAAATTAAAAATCTAGCAGATTATGAAGATGGTATTTCTGCTGGCGCTAACGCTGTTTACTACGCTCGCTATGCTGGTACACTAGGTAATTCACTAAAGATCTCTGTTTGTGACTCGGCAAATGCTTATAGCAATGCCCTAGACATGACAGATGGCGCTGCTACTATTGAAGGCACACTAACACTTGTTCCAAACAGCCTAACTGCTAACTTAAGAGTTGTTTCTGCTGTATCGAACACTGCTGCTAATACTTCTGCTACAAGCATCATCGGTAAAATTAGAGTTGGCGATTATCTAGTTGTAAATGGTCAGAGCCAATATCTAAAGGTAGCTTCTCTTGGTGCTGCTGTTGAAACTGGCAACGCCAGCGTATTCAGTGCACAAGCTGTAATTACTTTCGATAGCAAGTTTACTGGTTCTGCCAACGCAACCGCTAACTCTTCAAACGCACTAACTCGCTACTGGGAATTCTACAATGAAGTAGATAAAGCTCCAGGACAGTCGACCTTTGTTGCTGCTTATGGTAATACTTTTGCACAGGACGAACTACACATTGTTGTAGTTGACGAAGATGGTCTATTCAGCGGTACTAAGAACGCTGTTTTAGAAGTATTTGAAGGTCTATCCCGCGCTACAAACGCTAAGGGCGAAAACGGTCAGACTTTATACTACAAAGATGTAATTACAACTGACTCTGAGTATATCTATTGGGCAAATCATCGTGCTGGTGCTCCAGCTGCTGTTGCTCTAAGCGTCGCTTCTTCAGCTCAAACTCTACCAATGACTCTATCGTTCTCGAATGGTGTCGATACTTCGACAGAAAGTTCGGTTACACTAGGAAATCTTGGTACTGCATACGACCTATTCAAAGACAAGAACGTTGTTGACGTTTCTCTAGTCATGACTGGTAAAGCAGGTTCGGGTGTTGCTAACTATGTAATCGACAATATCGCTGAAACTCGTAAAGATTGCGTGGCTTTCGTTTCGCCAACTCGCTCGACTTCAGCTGATTCTATCGTAACTTTCCGCAATACTCTATCGTCAACTTCTTACGCTGTAATCGATTCTGGTTACAAGTATCAGTATGACCGCTATAACGACGTTTATCGCTACATCCCACTAAACGGCGACATCGCTGGTCTATGCGCAAGAACTGATGAAACTCGTGACCCATGGTTCTCACCAGCTGGTTTCACTCGTGGTCAGATTAAAAATCTAGTTAAGCTAAACTTTAATCCAAACCAAGCAGAACGCGACCTACTTTACAAGAACGGTGTAAACCCAGTTGTAACTTTCCCAGGACGTGGTACTGTATTGTTTGGTGACAAGACTATGTTGGCTAAACCATCTGCGTTTGACCGCATCAACGTTCGCCGTCTATTCATCGTACTAGAGAAAGCGATTTCTACTGCTGCTGAATTTGCTCTGTTTGAATTCAACGACGAGTTTACTCGTGCGCAATTCAAGAACCTAGTTGAGCCATATCTACGCGAAGTACAAGGTCGCCAAGGCATTACCGATTTCAAAGTAATCTGTGATACCACTAACAACACTGGTGATGTAATTGATCGTAACGAATTTGTTGGTGACATCTACATCAAGCCAGCTCGTTCGATTAACTTCATCCAGTTGAATTTTATCGCTGTACGCTCTGGTGTTGAGTTTAACGAAATCGTTCAAGGAGCATAAGAAATGGCATTTAATGTAAATGAAATTAGACAAAACATGATTGGTGACGGTGCTCGTCCGTCACTATTCGAAGTAACAATGGTCAACCCTATCTCTAGAGTTGGCGATGAAACACTTCGTTACATGGTTCGTGCTGCTCAATTACCAGCTTCTAATCTTGGTCTAATCGAAATTCCTTATTTCGGTCGCCGTATTAAAGTTGCTGGTAGCAGAACTTTTGATAACTGGTCTGTAACTGTCATGAACGACGAAAACTTTGCAGTTCGTCGTGCCATGGAAGCATGGTCTTCAGCTATCAACAGCAATCAAACCAACCTAAGAAGCGTCCCTAACTATCGCACAACTGCTGATGTTATTCAGTATGCTAAGGATGGTTCGGAACTACGTCGCTATCAATTCGTAAACATCTTCCCACTTTCAATTTCTGCAATAGAACTAAGCTGGTTAGACGGCGATGCGGTTGAAGAATACACTGTAGAATTCGCATTCGACTACTGGACTGTAGCCGATAGCGAAATTATCCAGTAAAAATGACTTGATTTGGAACGCTACATATAATG